TAGTGAGACGATATTCCACAAAATTGAGGGATTCGGGTTCCCCGTAAAAAACGAACCATTTGACCGCTGGAGGCCCTGTGTGTATATTTAGCCAAACGTGCCCACAAAACGACCAATGGGCGTCTAAAACACCGTAAAAATGGAGCATAAGAATGGGTTTTGAGATTGCACCGGAAATACTAGAAATGAATCCGAGGGTGGTGCTCATTGCTGGGAAGAAAGCAAAGGGTCCAACAGTACCAAACTGGGTGAACATCCAGGAAAGGGCCGAAGACCTCGTGAGGAAGAACGGAGGGTGCCTTCAGTTTGAGAGCGACCAGTATTTCAGGTACGGTATAATCCTAGATGAAGACATGCTGTGTGTTGACATCGACGTTCACGAGGGGCAGGCGAACGGCTACGAGGCACTGATGGACATAGAGAGAGAGTGCGGCGTCAATCTGATGAAGGAGGCATCATTGGTAGTGGAGTCGCCAAGTGGTGGCAGCCATTTGTTTTTCACTAAAGACCCCAGCCAGAAGATCCCAAAGAGCGTCAAAGACTACAAGGGAATCGACTGGCTTTCAAAGGGTGCCCAGGTTATCGGTGCTGGCTCAAGGCACGTATCAAACGGGAAGCCCTATACTGTCACGATGTATGACGCTGATGGCATCCAGCCAGTCCCCGGTGTTGTGGTTGATTTGATTATGGCAGCACCGTCACTTAGTGTTGCAGACAGGAGCATCTTACTTCCCAGCATAGAAAGACAGGCAGAGAGCCCGCTGGATGACTTTAACAACTCTCCGAAGGCAATCCAGGTCATTGTCCGGCTCATGGAGGACGCTGGCTATTCGTTCATACGCAAGCAGGATCACTTCGAGTTCGTGAGACCGGGAAAGACCAGCACTCACGCGATCTCAGGAACTCTTGGTCGCATTAACACCTCTGGAAGCCCCTACTTGCACAACTTCAGCACTTCAGACCACACCTTCCCAGCAGAGTCAATCTCGCTGTCTGAGGCGTACAGACTGATGACGCTTTCCTCAAGAGACGACCTACCGAGCGAGCTGGCGGCCCTTGGGTTTGGCGAGAAAAAGAGGTTTGACCAGTATGCAGACCCCTTGTTCCACGGGCTTTTCGAGGGCAAGGAGAGGCATATGAAGTACATCAAGTCTGGCGAGCAGATCGAAAAGGAATACCCCACCATCGGGTTTGATGACCTCGTGGGCACAGGTGAAGCCAAGCGTAGGGGCTGGGTAATTGAGAACCTGCTGAGGCGGGGGGAGGTTATGAATATCATTGCTGCACCAAAAGTAGGTAAGTCCTGGATGGTCTACGGCCTTTCCTTGTCGATGGCTTGCGGCAAAGAGTTCATTGGTTACAAAAGCAGCAAGAACCTAAAGGTGCTAATTTGCGACAACGAACTGCACAGAGAGGAGCTTGCCTGGAGGGTGCAGCAGGTAGCAAAAGCCCTTGGAGTCGACCCAGGCGGGGGGATAGAGTTCACCCTGCTGCGTGGCTCAGATGTTGATGTCGACGCACTGGACCGCAAGATTGACGAGGTGGGCGGGTCTCGGTTCGATGTCGTTGTTATCGACGCTTTTTATCGCATCCTCCCCAGGGGGATGAGCGAGAACGACAATGCTGCAATGACGCAGATTTTCAACAAACTTGATGCCATTGCTAGGAAGAACGACACTGCTGTCATCAACATCCACCACAGCTCGAAGGGGAACCAGGCCGATAAGGGCGTAACTGACGTAGGTGCTGGTGCTGGTGCCATCTCAAGGGCAGCAGACACTCATCTCGTCATTAGGCAGCACGTTGAGGACGACCATGTTGTTATCGAGGCCGTCACCCGGTCTGGAATAAGCCCCAGTCCAGTCACCGCTGAGTTCAAGTTTCCCCTCTGGGTTCACAAGCCAGACATGGACCCAATCGTAATGAGTTTCGACGCTGCTAGAGACAAGATGAACAGCAAGAGGAAGGACGAACGCCAAGAGAAGGTTGATGAGGTGATTGCCTGGATGAAAGAGTACGAGAGCGAGAATGACTCTCCACCTTGCGTGAATGACATATATGACGCATGCAAGCTGTCAACCTGGGGAGTCTCTAGGACGTTCAAGAAGAACATCAAGAAGATGGAAAGTGACGGCCTGGTAAAGGAGGTTCCTACCAAGGATGGCACCCCAAACAGGTACACAGCAAAGGTAATCACCCCCTAGGTAGAGGTCGGCACCCCCCCAACAGAGGGCCTGCCCCCACTGGAAGAAGGTAGGGTAGGGTGGGTCCAGCAACCTTGCCTACACTGTAAAAAGGTAAGGTAGGCTAGGTTGCCTGAACCTTACCTACACTGTAAAAAGGTAAGGTAGGCTAGGTTGCCTGAACCTTACCCCCACTGGGAAAAGGTAGGGTAGGGTGGGTTGCCGGGAACCTTACCCCCACTGGGAAAAGGGTAGGTAGGCTAGGTTCCAAGGAACCTTACCCCCACTGGGAAAACAGTAGGTAGGGTAGGTGCGTAAAACACTGGAAAAGCCCACCTGCAACCTAGCCTACCCCTACTGCTATTATATATAATAGCAGTAGGGTGGGTAGGCATAGGATTGCAGCAAGGTGAACTGGGCTTGACAAAGCCGAACACAACAATTTTAGCAACCCCCCCATCAGAGGTAAAAGAGCATGAGACGAAAAACGAGAGCAATCGAGGACGCCATGAACATCTTGTCGAGAGCATACGGTGGCAGGGTTGTCCTGGCTGGTCGCTACAACGGATACCGGGAGCAGTGCCTGCTGTACTGCCGAGAGTGCGATGAGTTCTTCCGCCAGAGGTTCGAGTCGACATACACGGCTGCCAGGACACGGTGCAAGTGTGAGTACGACAGGCCAGTCGACGCATCCGGTTCTGGGTTCAAGGCCAAGGGCATCGGCAGAACTTACGGGCACAGCCTCGTCCAGTTCTGGGAGCTCCCAGTGTCGTTCGATGAGTCGGCGGAGATCGTCGCTGATCGAATCCACACACACCTCCCAGCAGACCAGCAACCGGACGGGAGCTGGAACCAAACCAGTTGACGGTCAGGCCAAAATTGCCTAAATTCGGTTTTACCGTAAAAATGGCACTCGAAGACGCCTTGGAAGGGCAACATGGGAAATCATACAGACCCCCTCGAAAACGCCACTTTTGGCTCAAAATTTCTTATAAGAAAAAAGGCATCGAAAAATGCGAAATCCAAAGTTTGTCGAATTGTCAGAAACGCGAAAAAGCATGTCTGGCTATCTGGCGTCTGTTTCAGAGACCGTAAAGGGCTACACAGACAGCGATAATCTTTATAAAGAATATCACGTCAAGAACGTAGTCCAGGGCCTCTTGACGGTGATTTCACAGGTTCCTGGCGTTGATCCCACATCTTGGGTCTCAAAAATGGACCGGAAGGGCCGTCGGGTTCGCTGGGACATCCTCAGCAAGGCCCACAAGCGTCCCCATGGTGAACTCCAGAAGCGAGTGCTGGGAGAGTTCGCGGATTATGTCAAGAGCTGCGTTGACGTGTCAAAAATGACCGAATTTGAGACAGGATCTCTGCCAATCAGGCAGGGGTGGGGGAAATTGTAGGAAAAACATGGAAAAACTCAAGAAACTCGGTTTACTTGCCGAATATCTTGACATATATTTTTTACAGCAACTTACCAATCACTAGCCGAGTGGGACTATGTACAACGAACTTAAAAACAACCTTGACAAGCAAGCAAAACTGATAACCGAGCTGGAGCGATCTGTTTGGCTGCGGAAAGAGTTTGACCTGCCTAACACTGGCGTAGTGGCTCACCAGCTAGTTACGAATGGCTACGGTGACTTCAAGGAAGTGCGAATTAAACACGAGGGCGAGGTGATTAGAGTGGTTAAGTGCAGCGAAGGCTTGCCCCACTGGCTAACTTATCCTGGAGTAAAGATATGATCGCTTTCGGAGTGTAGACAAACCGTTTGACGCTGGTTCCGACATGCGTTAAACTTGCGAACTTACTTACCAATTAAACAAGGAGCAAGCGATGGAATTTCTTTGGAACGCCTTTACTGTTGTGGCGATTGTGACAGCAGGTTCTTTTTCAATTATCGTGTTGGCCGACGTGGTTGTTGAGTATTTTGGGAGCAGGAAATGAGCGAAAAGGACAAGCAGTTGAAGCTAATCGAGAGCATCTGTGCCATAGATGGAGTCAAGGCAGCGGAGGCCTACAAGAAGGTTCATGGCGGAAACGTCTGGGACGTTCTTGTGAGCCTGGACAACGGGAGGTTGGTTGAGCAGACGTTGAGTTCCCGCGAGGATCTGGCAGTGCTTGATGAGTACATCAAAGCAGTCGCGAAGATCCCAAGCGGGTCTAACGTCAGGAGCTACCCAAACTGCGTGAGGCCGCCAAACTGCGTGAGGCCGGGTGACGTTGATGAAGACTTGAAAGATGGGAAAAAGGGAGGTAAGCGATAATGAGTGACACAGAAGGAGCAACGGAATATATCCTCGAATTGCAGAAGGAAATCAAGCGGCTCCGTAAGCTGCTCAAGAAGTCCCAGCCTTACGTCGAGGCTGGACTAAGCGAGTGTGACACCAAGCTGTGTGCCGCGATTGAAAAGGAGGTCGGCGATGAGTGGTGAACTGGAAATACTTGACCAAGACATAATCGCTTGCGGTAAAGTGATTGACAAAGACACGCAGCATTTTATTGCCATATCATACGCAGCATTTAAAAGCAAAAGTTACGCTGCAAACCAGTTGCAATGTCGGACGAAGTGGGGATACACGGTGTGCGACCTGGTAGTTGTTTCGGTGATAGCTGCGATGAGGAGCAAGGCAAGGCTAGGCAAAAAGGAGGTGGGTGGTGAGTGAGAAGCGATATTGGAAGGATATGTCTGCTGCAAGGCGTGACTACGAACTCTTGCAGGATGAACTCAGGGAGTGCAAGGCCAAGGTCGAGCAACTTAGCGGGTTCAGTGAAGACAAAAATGCTGGACAGCACAGTGCAATCCTTGCTGTCAGGCAATGGTTGAAAGTCGTTCGATTTGGTCTCGATGAACTGGTTAATGAGCTAGGTGAGGAGGTGGGTGATGAGTAAACATGACGACAAGATTAACCCGTCACACTACAAGCTGCCGAACGGCATTGAGGCTAATGATGTCACGATGTTTTTCGGGTTCAATGAGGGAAACGTGCTGAAGTACGTTTGGCGGGCCGGGAAAAAAGAAGGCGAGTACAGGCTGACAGACCTAAAAAAAGCAGCTTGGTATCTTAACCAACTAATCGAAAAAGAGGAAACCAATGAAGCTGAGACTAAGGGAGAAGCTAACAACGCTGATCACGGGCTATGCCCTGCTACTAACGTGTACACTTCCTTTTGTCTGGACGAATACCTCAGAAACGAGGGAAGTTGAGAGATACATCGTGTGCCCTGACGGTCAGGACACTTGCACCCCATATGAACCACATGAAGTGAAAGTTATCTACAGATGACGTTTCAGAAAGCATTGCCGCTCGTCGTGGCTGCACTCTATTTAACCACGGGCTTGCTCCACCTTAGACGGGGCGAATATTCTGCTTGCGGATTATGGATTTCATACTCGATTGGAAATCTGTTTATCATTAACCTTGCTAACCAGCATTAGGAGCAAACAAATGAGCGAAGAAGGCAAAGAGTACATTGAGACAGACAGGTCTGGGAAAGGTTTGCACCAGGTAAACTTTATCGGGAAAAACAAGAAGAAGCCAAAGAAAAAGAAGAAAGAGGAGGTAAAGGACGAGGACATAAGAACCGAACTAGACATTGAAAACCCAAGGGTTCTCGTGATGTACAGCGGAGGTGCGTGTTCCTGGGCCGCCGCAAAGCGTGCTGCTGAGAAGTATGGAACAGACAACATGACCCTGCTTTTTGCAGACACACTCATCGAGGAACCCTCTTTGTACAAGTTCCTGGAAGAAGGTGCAGAGGACATTGGTGCAAAGTTGGTGAAGATTTCTGACGGCAGGACTCCATTTGAAGTATTTAAGGACGTGAAGTTCTTGGGCAACTCCAGAGTCGACCCTTGTAGCAGGGTGCTCAAAAGAGACCTTCTGAATAACTACAGAGAGGAGCACTTTGACCCGTCTGACACTATCACGATCTTTGGAATGGACTTCAATGAGCCGCATAGACTAAAGAGGGTCCAGAAGCTTCATCACCCTTGGGTGTGCCAGGCACCAATGACCGAGAAACCAATTAAGACGAAAGAGGCAATTCTTCAGATGATTAAGGATGCCAATCTTACGGTGTGCGAACTTTATAAAGACGGATTCCCTCACGCCAACTGCGGAGGAGGCTGCATAAAGGCCGGAATAGCACACTTCACTCTGCTAATGGAAAAGAGGCCAGAGACTTTCGAGCGATGGAAGAATGAGGAGCAGGAAATTAGGGACATGCTTAACAAGGATGTGTCGATACTTTCTGACAGGAGGGGCGGCGGAAAGAAGCCATTTACACTTCAGCAGCTTGAAGACAGAATTAAAGGCAGGGGCGAGCAACTGACCTTTGACGAAGGATGCGACTGGGGTGGATGCGGCTGTGCTGCGGAGTAGTATTTTTTTTACCTAGGAGAACGACATGAAGAAACTTATCAACAAAACCTGCGGCAAGTTATGCCCTGTGGTCTCTGACCTCAGAAAGGAACTCGAAGATGCCAGAGCCAAGCTGGCAAAGGCATCAATGATTATCAGTGAGAAGGAGCATATTATCGCTGTACATTGCAAGGCCCTCGCTTGCGAGCAGCAGGAGCGTAGTTCTTTGAAAAACCAACTGAGGCGAGCAAATCGGCTCAAGTCTGTTGCCGAGGAAATGCTTGGGCATGTTACCAGGCAACATGATGAGTCGCTCGTCCTAATCTCCAAGCTACAGAGCCACCTGAATGTGTTTCAGGCTTCTAGGCTTGGCAACAGTGGCCCGAAGATTTCAGGTGGGCCGTGATGCCAGAGACGTTGAGGCTGTGGGCGGAACTCTCAGGCCACAAGATCAGTGAGTTCCGCCCTTGCAGGGAGGGGTGGATTGTGAACAAATGCTATTATGTTACACAGGTTGGAGGTGAGATACATGAGCAACGGGAAAGGCGACAGGCAGAGGCCAGTCGATAAAGACGAGTACGACAAGAACTACGACTCAATTAAATGGGAGAAGAAGAAATGAGCCTGTCTGAAGTTATAGCAAGCGTAATCGAGCCACTGTTCGACCTGATGCCCCAGGTCCACCACAGGCCAGCCACAAACCAGTTTGGCGTGGCAGACTCTTGGGGTAGAGAGCCAAGGTTGTTCTCTGGGCCTCTCCTCCATATCCCAGCAGTCACGCACGTAGAGATTTACCCTGCGTCAGAATGGACCCTAGACACAGGCTTGCAGTCTCTCACTACAGCAGATCGCAAACTTGTATCGGTGAACGCCACTGCGATTGTGAGGATCTCAGAGCCCCTTCAACTGAGGACCGTCAGCAATGTCGACGGGTGGCATGAGTGGGTCGCAATGACGATCAGGGCATGTGTCCAAGAGGTAATCAGCGATCACAACTGGTCTCAGTCGCTCACGAACGCCTCTGAGATGATTGAGGAGGATGCGTACCACCCATTATCTCTCGCAGGCGTAGAACTGATACAGTTGGTGCTTGAGGACTCAACTGAGTGTTTCCCGGTTCGACTATTGCAGCCCTTTTAACCGAGTTATAATGGGGTCATGACAAGAGGAAGAAAGCCAAGAGCACTTGAGGTCCAACAGGCCTCTGGTGCGTTTGAAAAGAATCCAAACCGCAAGCCAGTTGTTACTGTTCGCGGTGCTGATGGAGATCCGGTTCCACCGGATTTCATAGTAAGTGACGAAACAGCGTTGAAAGTATGGGATGAAGTTGTTGAAGTGCTACGTGCCGCAAACATATTAACTCGCACAGACACTCACCTGCTTGCTACATACTGCTCCACGTACTCGCAATGGTCAAGGCTCCACACACACCTATCTAAAATGGGCCACGCCGACGAGAACGGGAAAACATCGCCTGAATCTGTGGCTTACTTTAAGCTGTCAGCACAGCACCTGAAACTGGTTTCCGAACTTGGGCTCTCACCATCGTCAAGAGCCAGGCTCTCTGTCGCAAAGAGTGACGCACAGGAGGAGGAAGCGACCTCCTTGGCTTCTATCATTGCTAAAATTAAGGGGTAGACATGACCCCGTGGGACAGGTATGCACAGGCTGTAATGGATGGAGATATAGTCGTTGGGAAGTACGTCAGGCTAGCTGTTGAGCGATACCTCAGCGACCTGGATCGTATAGGGGACAAGGACTTTCCGTACACCTTTGATGCAAACAAGGCAGGGGCAGTACTCGCCTTCTTCCCAGCAGCTCTGAGGCACTCTATCGGTGAACATGCTGGCGATCCGTTCACGCTCGAAGACTGGCAGGCGTTCGCGGTTGCAAACATCTTCGGCTGGCAACGCAATGACGGCAAGGGTCGCAGGTTCCGCAGGGTGTATTGGTCTATGGGGAGAAAGCAGGGCAAGTCTACGATTGCGGCTGGCATCGCAATGTTTATCGCCTCTTGCGACATCAACCCCAAGACTGGCGAACCAGAAGGCCAGTCTCAGGTAATCATGGCCGCGACGAAACGAGAGCAGGCTGAGAAGGTCATTCTCGCAGAGTGTTTCAGGATGCGTCAACAGAGTCCTGTACTGAAGGCTGGCAGCACCGTAGCAAACAAGGTGATGACGTTTACCCACAACGGTGGGAACATGCAGGCTGTTGGATCTGACAGGCCCTATGATGGACTGAACCCTCAGTTGGTCATTATGGATGAAACGCATGCCTGGACGAAGCAGCACCGAAAGTTCTACAATACTATGGTTACAGGCTCTGGCTCGCGTGTTCAGCCATTGACGCTGACCGTCACAACGGCAGGGGACGACCAGTCCCATCTTTGGATAGAGGAGGTGACGTTCGCAAAGCAGGTGCTTGACGGGATCATCGACGAGGAAGCCCTGTTTGCTGTGTGCTACGAGATAGATGAAGATGACGACCCCTTTGACGAGTCATGCTGGATAAAATCTTGCCCCAACATGGGTGTTTCTATCAGTATGGAGTTCCTTCGCGGCCAGATAAAGCCAGCAAAGACGAACCCACAAGCGTTAAATAGATTCAAGAGGTATCACGCAAACGTGCTGGTTAGCTCAACAGAGAGGATCTTCAACCTTGAGGAGTTTGATGCCTGCAAGGGCGAGATGTCTGACTGGTCAAGGGAAGCCGACTGTGTTGGGTCTGGAATTGACCTCGGTGGACGCGATGACCTGGCGGCGTCGGCGTTCGTTGCAAGGTTTGAGACAGGCGACACAGACAATGACGGCAGGCCAGTCTACAGGTACGAGGGTCGAGTTAGGGCATACATCAGCGTAAACACGCCAAGGGATCTCAACGCGATCCCTGTGTGCAACTTCATTGAGCAGGGCCTGATAACCGTAACGAAGTCCCCGATCTCTGACCTCCAGAGGGACTTTATTGATGACTACTGGAGGTACTACACCACAGACTGTGCGATTGACCCTTACCAGGCACAGCAGTTTGGGGAGCAGGTAGAACAGGAGGGTGTGGTTATCTCAGCTATGCCTCAGACGACAAGACACTTCAATGAACCCATTTCTGAACTTCGGCAGGCAATAGCAGACGGAAGGTTCGTTCATGACGGATCTCCGCTTCTCAGATGGTGCCTTGAAAATGCTGTTGCAGTGCGGGACAGGTCTGACAGGTGGCAGTACGACAAAGCAAGTTCTAGCCAGAAGATCGACCCACTCGTTGCACTGACAATGGCTTTCTCAAGAGCCATGCTGGGGCGAGGTAGAGGACGTGGGGACTACTTTATAACCTAAAGGTTTCGACATGAAAAACAAGATGAAGCAGGTGTTTCGGGCTTTCTCGAACACCAAGAATCCAACACAGTGGCTGGTTGAGGCGTTCGGCGGCAAACCGTCCAAGACTGGTATCAGGGTGACAACTGAGTCAGCACTTGGGCTGGCTCCAGTTATGTACGCTGTAAACAAGATTAGCGGCCATATCGGGCAGATGCCAATCAATGTTGTCAGCTATGACAAGTCTGGGAAGAAAGAGTACCTGAGAAACAACGTCTACAGGTTGCTCAACAAGAATCCAAACGAGATGATGACAGCATACCAGCTCAGAGAGATCATGATGGTACACAGCCTGATCGCTGGGAATGGGCGTGCGTACATCGAGCGAAATGCGAACGGTACACCGATTGGCCTCATTCCTGTGCTGCCATACAACTGTCAGACTATGCTTGTCGACGGTCAGAAATGGCACCTGGTCACACAAGACGCAGGGACAACGCAGGACGCTATTTCCTCTAAAACAAAGTCTGGAGAATACTACAAGA